ATGTTAAGAAAAACAGAAATTCAAGCAAAATCAGACAGCCTTCTTAAGCTATCTCACACTCAAATAGATGCTCCGCTTTTAGATATTCATGGCATAAAAGTGTTGCATGAGTTGGGCGTGAAAATGATATAAGATTTATTTATAGAAGAAACACAAAAGGAAGCTCAACACCGTAGGAAAATAGAAAATAAGACAGCAAATTTTGTTTTCATAGAAAAGCTCATTGCTTTCTTGATAGTTGTTTTTATTGTTATAGTAGGGGTTGGTGCTAGTATCTATTGTGCTATTAAGGGTTTTAAAGAACTTTCGCTCACTATTGTTGGAATCTGTTTAGGCTCTTTGGCAATAGCTGTCTTAAGAAGAGACAATCCTACCAAGAAATAAAATATTGCTATAGGTTTTTAGATACTTAACTACCTCTAAAAAGAAGTAGTTCTCTATATGATTAGAAGAACAAATTGTTTAAAAAATGTTCTAATTTGTCTGTTATTAAATTCACGATAATATCAGTAAAAATTTTTTGTAAAATTTCTTTTAACATTTTTACTCCTTTGTATTTTTAATTTTTTAGTATTTGTAAAAGTAGAAAAAACTTTTACTGATGAGTATAGTTATTTTCATTTTTAAAAAATATTTTTCATTTTTTATTAATATATAATGTTTTTTGGTTAAAATTTTAACTGTTTTTATTTTTAATTAAGGATAGAATGTTAATTTTTTCTAAAAATCTCAAATTTTAGTTTCTGATTAAAATATGTGTTAACTTATGTAAATTATAATCTTAAGAATTAGAATTCAAAAAGGCAATAGCATGAAAGAAATGATAATTAATATCAAAAATTCCGTCTCTCTCTCTCTCTCTCTCTAAATAGCCTATTTTTTATTGCATTTTTTAAAAAATTCTTTTTACACCCCTTTACCTAATCTTACGCCCTAATTTTATGCGTTGTAAAAGGTAATTTGCTTAGCCCTATAACGCCATTTATAGGGCTAATAGAGTTGCTTAGTTGCAACAAATATTTTATTTTAAGGAGAAAATTATGGCAAGCGATAAAAAAGATAGAGCGCAAAGAAAATGTTCTAAATGTGGAAAAGGAATGCTGTGTTGTTCTGAGAAGGATTTGCAACATGCTAAAAATAATGAATCTGTAAAACTAAGATGCAATAGTTGCTATTGCCACGAAGATGAAAAATACAAAAACCTAATCGGTTAACACCTTTTTTATCCATGCTAAAAACGCTTGTTTTTAGCATAGGGGACTAAAATTAAAGAAGGGAAAATTATGGCATTTGGAAATATTGAAGAGCTAAAGGGTAGTTATCATAACTTAGAAATGGCGTATAAAATGGCGTTGAAATAGGGAGTAAGCCCCGCTCTAAAAAAACAAAAAGTATTTTTTAGAGCTTTAGCTTTTATTTGACGGCTAATTGAGTGAAAGCTTGATTAGTTGGCATAATTTCAATGCTATTGATATTAACATATGGGGGTTGTTTGTAAATCCATAGAACAATATTGGCAATATCTTGTGGTTTGATAGTTGTTTTATTTTCATAAATAGCTTTAGCTTTTTCTCTATTACCCTTAAAACGCACCAAACTAAAATCTGTTTCACCGCAAAGCCCGGGTTCTATATTACTTACTCTAATGTTAGTGCCAAGCAAATCTGCTCTTAAGTTTAAAGAAAATTGTTTCACAAAGGCTTTGCTAGCTCCATAAACATTCCCCCCAACATAAGGATAAGTGCCCGCAATAGAGCCAATATTGATAATAGTTCCGGCATTGTTTATAACTTTAAAAATTAAAATATCACCACTCATCTACCAACAGCTTTTAATTGGGTATAGCGCTAATTAAAAACAAGCGTTTTAAGGCATTGAGATTTGAAAAAATCTTAGCTTTTTTCAAGTCCAAAACCCCACGCCCTCTACTCTTAGATTGTCTCACAATTTCTAAAATCATTTTTACAAAGAACACCACAAAAATAAAAGAAAGAAAGGAGCTTTAATCCTATGACTATTTACAACAGGAATGGCTTACTATATGCCAACATTGTTTTAAACAACAAGCGTAAGCGCCTAAGTTTAGGGCTATTAGACACCAAAGAAAACCGCCTAATCGCCCTTGAAATGCTAGAAAGTGGCAATATCTTAAAGCCAAAGTATAAGCGCTTAAAAACGCTTAAACAAGAAGTTTTAAAGGAGCAATTACAAGCTAGTAGCACCACAATAAAAGGAGCTAAAACGCCCTTAAATTCCCCTAAAAAAGGGGCGCTTAAGTCCAAAAATAAAAAGGTGCTTACTATCATAGAAGAGCCTATAAAAATGAGACAACAAAACGATAAAAGAGACAAAACACTACAAAATGAGACGCTAAGTGAGACAGATAAAAAAATCACTATAGAAGAGCTTATTAAAGAGCGTCTAAGCTATTCTATAGGATTAAAAGAAAGCACCCTAAAAACCCAACAAACCAATTTTAAAAACGCTTTCAAACTTACAGGCATTAAAGATTTAAGTAAATTCTATGTTTCAAACATCACTAAAGAGCATATTAAGAGCTTTTATCAAAACGCCCTTAACAAACATTCTAGGCTAGTGATTAACATCTTAAAATCACGCTTAAAAGAGCTTTTAGAGTTTGCTAAAAAGGAGGGCTACATTACACAAAGCCCTTTCTTTGCTTTAAAGATTAGAAACGCTATAGAGCCAAAAGAGATTAAGCCCTTTAGCTTAGAAGAAATCAAGCAGATTTTAAACGCTTGCAATAACTTTAGGCTTAAAACCTATTTAACTACAGCATTTTTCACCGGAGCAAGAGTGGGCGAACTATTAGCGCTTACTTGGAAAGACATTGATTTTGAAAGAAATAAAATCAATATCAATAAGAATCTAAGCTATAAAGGCACATTAAGCAGTCCTAAAACTAAAAGCAGTATTAGAGAGATTGATATGCTAGAAGTCGTTAAAAAGGCGCTTTTAGAATACAAAGAGAGCTTAAAAGAAGAGCGTATTTTTGTTTTCATCTCTAAACCACAAAGAACCAATGAGTTTAACAAAGCCTTTAAAGAGCTTTTAATAGCGCTTAATTTAGAAAAAAGGGTGTTATACAACACAAGGCATACCTTCGCTAGTTTAATGCTTTCTCAAGGCGAAGAAAGCCTTTGGGTCTCTCAAACATTAGGGCATAAGAACCTAGATATCACCTTTAAAACTTATGCGAAGTTTATTCCTAATCAAAACAAAGAAAGAGCTACTTTTTTAAAGGGGGTCTTTTAATGAAACTTTTAAATACCTTAGAAGAGCATGAAAAAATCTTAGTAGCTTTAATTTATAAGCGCTTTGCAGGTTGCAAATCTACAAGTGCAGGGGGCGCTTTGTTTAGTCCTTATAAAAAGCTTATCAATAACCCTAGCTATCCTTTTAGCGAATTTTTAGCCACTTTAAAAGCCCTAGAAAAGCGCCATATCCTTACTTTAAGCTTGTTTAAAAGCAAGGGTTATTTTGATTATGAAGTTTTTTTAACCCCGCATTTAAGAGAATCTCTCTTAGAAGTGTTTAGAAAAATAAGCGCTAAAAAGCGTTCTATCAGCATGAAAAGAATTCTATCAAGGAAAGCCTTTAATAAAAGGGGGGAGATATGAAAAACATCATGCAAGTTTTTATTTCTAAAAGGACCCGACAAATTAGGGGGGTTTCTATGCCTAAAAAAGACTTTATAGAGCTTTTAGACTCTTTAGATAAACAAACCTATCAGCTTAAGAGCGTAAGCACTAAAAGCCAAAAAATTACAAGCTACACCCTAGATTATCTTAAAAAGACAAGGAGTTTAGAATGAAAAAATTCTACATAGCACACGACGAGGACGAGTCAATAGAGTTTGCTGAATGCCTTAATGAATGCTTAAAAAGCATTCTAAAAAAGGGCTATATCGCTAGAGCTAGTATAGGGCTAATCCTATCAGATAGTGAGCTTTTAAAACAATTAAAAGAAAAATTAGAAGGAGCTAAAAAATGAAAAAGTTAAGTTTAAAAGAACCGCTAGTGTTCTTTGAAAATCATTTAGTTAAAAGAATTAACGGAGTGGTTTTCCTAGCGGCGCTTTACAAATCGCTAAACCAAAAAAGAGAGAGCATTAAACAACAATCTTTCTTTTACAGAAAAGGATTATGAATGAATTATACCACAAAAAACTATATTTTAAAAGAAAAAATTCAAGGCGGATTTTTCCAAGGCTCAAATGCTATCGCTCAAGATGAGAGAATTTCAGGCATGGCTTTAGCTATTTATTGCTATTTATCTAGTTTGCCAAGCAATTTTAAGGCTAATTCTAGCAATATCGCTAAACGCTTTAATTTAACCTTGCAGACCACATGGAAGTATTTAAAACAACTCATAGATTTAGGCTTGATAGAATTACAAAAGGCTAGAAATACTGATGGAACTTTTAAAGATTTCTATCTTTTTAGGCTCTTTAATTCCATTAGCCACACGATAAAAAACATAGTAGTGGATAAGCCCCCTAAAATGCGTGCTAAAATTCAAGCAAACCCCCAAAAATGCGCCACTCTATCCAGTAGTGAATTTTTTGACAATAAAAAAGAAATAAAAAACAAACATGAAAAGATAAGCGCAAGCGCAAAAATTGAAAAATTTTCTTTTAAGTCTAAGCCTAAAATTTGCAAAAAATCCAAAATTAAAAAATCCTTGATTATTTGCTCTCAAAAATTTAAAAATTTCACGAGATTATTTACTAGCGCTTTAGGAAATTTGCATGCTGATGATTTAAATCTCAAAGAGAAGGGGGCGCTAGAGAAGTTTTTTGAATACAAAAACCAAAAATCCAAGCTAACAAGTGCGACTAAAAGAGCTTTACTAGAGCAAGCAAGAGAGCTAATAGCCAAAAACCAAGATTTAGAAAAGTGCGTTAATCAAAGCATTAAGCGGGGCTATAGCGAGCTTTATGCAGTGCAAGAATACGCCTTTAAGCCTAGTTTGTTTAAACAGAAAAATAAGCCAATTTATAACGAAAATTGCCCCACTAGAGACCCTTACGCCCCTTATAGCCAAAGAGAGTTAAAAGCTAAGTATGACTATGAAGAAGAGATGTTTGAAATGGCGTATAACCCCTACTACAAGGACAAACAAAGCGCAGAAGTAGATGTTGAGTATGAAAATTACTTAAAGGAATTCGTGTATTAGGAGCAACCAATGAAAGAGTTTTATTATTCAAAACACAGGCGCATTCATAGCTGTAGCTTCTATCTAAGCAGTGAGATTTTAGAGATTTTAGACTTTATAGCGTGGTGTGAGAATCAGCACAGAAGCGCTATAGTAGAGCGCATTTTAAGGAGCTATTTAAGCAGGAATAGAAAGAATAGGAGCAAGTATGGAAAGTGGAAGAGCCAAAAAAAATACACCAAAACAACGCAAAAAGTTCACCCTAGCCGAAAGTGTGATTTTACGCCTAGAATTAAGAGCAGAGAGAGAAAAAATCAGCAAATCAAAGCTTTTACAAAAAGCCATTCTTTATGGAGTGAATGAGTTTAGCAAGTCTAATTTACTAGGTCAAAAGATTCTTAACGAATATCAAGAGACCTTAAATAATTTAGAAAAGTTAGAAAAGAAAAAGAAAGAGAGAAAAAACAATGACGACCACAAACGAAAAGAAAACAAAAAATGAGCTAATCAACAGCTTTGATAAGTCTTTAGAGCTTATTGTAATCAATTCTATGATTAACTATCCTAAAGACATAGAAGAGTTTTTAGAAGGCATAAACCCTAAGTTTTTTGAGCCAACTAATCAAGTGATTTTAGACGCCCTAAACTCTTTAAAGAAAAAAAATCATCTCATCACTTTAGAAACCCTAAAATTAGCTTTAGGGCAAGACTTTTTAGACAAAAGAGAAGTTATAGAGCTTTTAAATGCTGATAGCATTCCTAACTATCTAAGCTTAAAGCCAAACTTTAAGGAATTTTTACAATTAAAAGTCCAGCATAGCCTAGCAGACAAGCTTATTAAATGCACTAGAAACAGCGAAATATTTGACGCTGAATTTTTAAGCAAGTTTATTGATATTGAGAGTAATATTACCGGTAAATTATTAAGTGATTGGATTAAATTTTACGAACAAGACGCACAAGTTGAGAAGTTAGAAACGGGCATTTTTGGACTTGATAAGAAGTTTGAGGGTGGGTTTGAAGTAGGCCAACTCATTTTAGTTATGGGAGACCCAGAGAGCGGTAAAACGCTTTTTTTCAATCAAATCTTAAACAACATGACCAAAAAACATAAAGTCGTGTATCTATCCTTTGAATTTAGCATTAAAAAATATATGACTAACATGCTTAAATACTACCCCGAAATTGACTATAGCCGTATCTTTGTAGATGATGCATGCACAGATATAAGCGATTTAAGAAGTCAAATCAAAGCCTTAGCTAGACTTGGCTATAAAGCCTTTTTAATTGATTCTCAAATGAAAATCGTAACCCCTATGCAAAACAGAACCAAAGAAGAGCAAGAGACCGAAAAATTCACCACCTTAAGCGAATTAGCCAGAAAGCTAGATATTGTCATCTTTTTTATCGTGCAAAATTCTAAGAATGACCCCATGACACCAAGCGGGAGCAGGAAAGGCGCGCATGAAGCGCATATTATTTTTAAAATCAGCCGTTTAATTGATGGCGATGCTAAGCAGATTAAGGGCGAAAGGAGAGTGAATTTTAGAAAATTTACCATTAGGAAGAATAAGCAAACCGGCGAACAAGGCTTAATCTTTTTTGAAATGGCAAATTACAAGTTTTATGAGCGCCCCGACTTAATGAAAGGCGATAATTTAGAAAGAATGCACGAAGAAGAAAATAACCGCTTTGTAATGAGCTTGGAGGGAATCTAATGCCAAAAATCAAAAATTTAGAAGAATTAAAACAAATTGTAAGCATTAGTGCCGTGATTGAAAAGTATTTAGACTTGCATAAATGCGGGACTTCTTTAAAAGCAAAATGCCCCTTTCATAGCGAGAAAAGCGCTAGTTTTATGGTAAGTGAGTCAAAGGGTATTTATAAATGCTTTGGCTGTGATGCTAAAGGCGATGCTTTTACTTTTATCCAAGATTTTAAGCAAGTAAGCTTTTTTGAGAGTGTTAAAGAAGTAGCAGGCATTTTTAACTTCACTTTAGAGATTGAAGAAGATGAAGAGAGTTTAAAAAGAGAGAAATTTATTGATGTCTTAAATTTTGCTAACAATAAATTCAAAAAACGCCTTTTAGAAAGCTCTAAACAGACCTTAGATTATCTTTTAAGGCGTGGCATTACTTTAGAGATGATACAAGAGCATGAAATAGGCTTTTGTTTAGGGGCTGATTTAGAAGTCATAAAAAGCAATTTTGAAGATTACGAGCTTTTAGGGAGCGCTTTATTTAACTATAATGCCAAAAAGGAATTAGTGAGTTATTGCAATTATAGAATCACCATTCCCTTAAAAGATAATCACGGCAAAATTAGAAGTTTTAGCGCTAGAATCAATCATAATGAAAGCCATAATAAAGATAGGACCCCCAAATACATTAACGGCAGAGATAGCCAAATTTTCAAAAAGTCTTTTATTTTATGGAATTTTCATAAAGCCAAAGAAGAAATCATTAAAAGAAAGCAAATTATTATTTGTGAAGGCTTTTTTGATGTTTTAGGCTTTATTAAATTCAATAAGCCCCATGCCGTGTGTGCGATAGGCACAGCCATTACTAAAGAGCATTTAAACATGCTCTTTAAATTAGATTTAGAAATTTGTTTTTGCTTAGATAATGATGAAGCAGGGTTTAATGCGACTTTAAGGGCTATCAATCTATGTTTTAGCTTAGGTTATTCTAATGTGAGCGTGATTAATATTATAGGAGACAAGAAAGACATGGGCGATTATTTAAAAGATGAAACCCCCCCTTTAATGACAAAGATTAACGCCTTTAGATTCCTTTGTAAAAACCTTTTAAAAGAGAGTTTAACCCCCAAAGATAAAGACAGAAATTACAGGAATTTAAAAGGCATAATAACGCATTTAAGCCCCTTTGTTAGAGACGAGCATGAGCGTATCTTAAACTCTTATTTACCTAATAGCAAAGAAGAAGAAAAGAAATTACCCCCCTTAAGCTTGTTTGAAGGCAGGATTTTACGCACCGCCAAAGATAGCGAGAGTTTTTTATTTATCGTAAGCAGGAATTTAAATGTTAATGACTTCACGCATAAAGAAGTGTTTATGCAAATTTTGCAAAAGAATTTTAACGGGTTGGAGTTTTTAAAAGAATATGAGCTTATAGAGCCTAAAGATTATTCTATTGTCTTATTAAATTTTAAAGAAATTGGTTTGAAAAACAGCCTTAAAGACGCCCTAGATTCTAAAGATTATCATTTAGCGAGCGCTTTACAAAACAAGCTTAAAGAGCTTAAAAATAGTTTGTTAGTGTAAAATCCAAACACATGCTACAAACGCACTTAAGAATAACGCCATAAAGCTTATTTGTCTAATAAGTGAGCGTTTTTCTTTGGCGTCCTTTAAGCGCTTGTCATCTTGTTCTAAAATAAGTTTAACAAACATTTCAGGGTTATTTTTTGCTAATTCTTCCATGGCTCTGTTCCTTGTTTCATACTCTAATGTTTCTATTGTTAATAACGAGTTTTTATGATTCAATTCCATAACATAAAATCTATTTAAAACTCCCTTAAAAGTCAATTATGCCGTGTTTTTAACCCCCTAAAATTACCCCTTTTTCACTAAACTAAAATCATTTAAATAATAAGGGGTAATTGTGGCAACTTTAGATTTTAAGCGCCTAAAAGATGATAATATCTCACCTAAAAGCATTTTAAATTTTGTTAAAAATCAAGAGAGTAATTTCAACTACAACGAGCTAGAAAACTACTACAAAGACCAAGGTTTAAAAGATAATGATTTAGACAATGCCCTTTATAATGATTTGACTAATTTTAAAGATTTTAAAATCTCACTTAAACCTATCAATTCCGATTCTAAAAGCATAAAAAGCCCCCTAGATAGCGAGATGATTAACAAGCAAAAGCAAGCAGATTTAAACCTTTCTTCTTCAAATATTGATGAGTTTGAATTAAAGAAAGAAAGGATATTAAACACCCTTAATTCAAAAGCTAAAGAATTGAAAGAAAGCGGGCTTTTAGAGCGTTTAGGGAAAAAAGTTAGCGAGACACTACTACCAGAAAGCTTTTCTTTAGAATCTAAGAGCTACAAAGATAACCAACAAAAATTAGAAGAGTTAAAAGAAATAGCCATTAAAAACAATGTTGATTTTAAGGATTTGCCTAAGAACTTGCAAGATAGCTTAAGATTAAAGCGCAATGATGAAGGCTTATTTTTAGGAGCTTATAACGCCTTAAAAGAGAATTTTACCAATGCGACTGAAGTTGATTATAACAAAGAAAAAGCCCTCTATCATTTAGCAAGAAGTCCTAAGAGTTTTAAAGATTTAAACGATAAAGAAAAGGCTTTAATTAAAAGTGATAGAAGTTTAATAGATGGCTTTTTTGATAGCTTTAATGATGATGAGAAGGCTTTAAAAGAATGGAAAGAAAATCATAAGGCTAAGGATATTACAAAAGAGTTTCAAAAGCAAAAGGTTTGGCTAGATAATATCCATTCAGCCAAAAGCTTAGGCTCTTTGTTTTTAGGGGCTAGTAAAGAAGAGCAAGAAAATTACAAAGAGACCCTTAATAATCTAGCTAAATTACAAGGCTTTGATAAGGCGTTAATTGATGATAAGGGCGCAGTCTTTTTAGAAAAAGATAACGAGAGTTACAAGGTTAATGATGGCTTTTTTTCTAATTTTTTAGAGAGTTTAAAAGCCAATAGCTTTAGTGTAGCAGGGGGGGTTATAGGGAGTTTAAAGGGTGCGAGTAATGCCATTAAGAAAGGTAAAATTAACCCCTTAGCAATAGGAGTAAGTGCAGGCTTAGGGGGTGCTATAGGCAGTGGTTTAGGGGGAATTACTGATGCCACAATCACCAATTTATATTTAAATAGAGAGCAAAATTTAAAAGAGACTTTAAAACATGGTTTAAGTGAAGGCTTATTATCCCTAGCAGGTGATGTTGCTATAGGTGGAGCTACTAAAGCTTTAAAAGAATTAAATGCCAAAAATCTAAAGAAAGGCTTTGATATTGCCACAAGTCTTACGCCTTTTGTAGGCACTTTTAAAAGAGCTATGACAGGAAACACTAAAAGAGCTGAAGAGATTCTTTTAAATGCGATGAGTAAAGAAGAGCAAGACGCTATTAAGGAGTTTAGCGCACAATTTGGCGGCAATGCTAAGTTTGATAAAGAAAAGAACGATTTAATAAGGGATAATCTAGTTAAAAGATATGGTGAAGATAATGCCAAAATAAAGGCTTATGATAGTATCTCTAATGCTATCAAATTGACTAATTTTAAAGAACAGCAAGAAGCTTTTATAAGAGCTATAAGAGCTGATGAAAGCGGGAATGTTATCGCCTTTTTATCCCAAGCGGCCAATGAAAGCCCAAGAGCCAACTTAAGCTTAAAAAATATCCTTAATAAAACCACAAAAAACCTAGAAAAACAATTAGATAATCTCAATTTAGACAAGAGCGCTATAAAAAGCGTTTTAGACGATTTAGATAAAGGCACTAAAGAAAGCTATGATAACGCTATCAATAAGGTAATTGCCAAAGTCTATGACACTAACTATATTTTAAAGCCTAATGAAGAGATTTTAAATTTAAAGCGTTATGAGAAATTTAGAAAAGAATTACAAAATAATGGCGAGCTAGAAGAAAGCGCTTTAAAAATGCTCCATTTCTTAGAAAGAAATATTTATAATCCTAATGGCGTTAATTTCACTCAACTTCACAATGCCAAAAACACCATAAACGCCTATCTAAGAAACATCAAAGACCCAAGTATTAAAGGGCATATTCAAAGAGAAGTAGGCAATTTTATTAAAAATGATATTGAGAATGCCACTAATGAGCTTTTTAAGCTTAATAAAAGCGCTTATAAACAATTTAGCGAACTCTATAATACCGCCATAAGCGATTATAAGAACGCAAAAAGCGCTTTAAAATTAAGCGATGAAGTAGGCTTAAGAAACAAATTAGCTAAAGAAGATGAAGTGTTAGAAAATCTTTTAAATTTAGCCAAAGGGCAAGGTGAAAAAAATTCAAGCAATTTTAGCACCTTAACTAAAGGTCTAAACGAGCAAAATAAGGAGATTTTAGAATTAAACATGCTCAATAGGCTTATGCAAAAAAGCATGCAAGAAAGCTCTAATTTAAGGGTATTTGATAGCGAGAAGTTTTTAAAGAATTTAGAGAGCTTTAAAGATGATGTTTTCACTACTAAAGGCGCAAAAGATTTTATAGATTTAACTCAAGGCTTTCATAAACTCTTTAAAAACGATGTTTTAATCGCTAAAAAGCTAACAGAAGCTACCACACAAAAAGCTAGTCAAGGATTAGCCACTAGCCTAGAGGGTGCTTTTAAATTCTTAGGGGTTAAATGGCTATTAAATACCATGTATAGAACCGCCCCTAAAACCTTTATTTTTAAATCTTTAGATGAGAAAACCGCAGGAGCAGCCCTAAGGTATCATTTAAAGCAAGCTTTAGAGAGAAGTCATAGTGTAGAAGAATTTACAAACACTTTAAAACTAAGCGCTCAAAAATCTAAATTCTCTAATGAAACAATGAAGAAAATTGAAGAGATTACAAGCGGAGTCAAAACTGCGAGCGAAGAAGTCAAAGACAAAATCACCAAACACGAAAAAGCGTTAAAAGAGTTAGAAAAAATTGATACTAGCAAGCTCACCAAAGAGCAACTTGATGTTTTAAAAGTCTTTAAGGGCGAGCTTGATGAAACTATCCTTAAAGGCAGAGATTTAAACGACCTTTATACCTTAGAGAAAGGCAGCAAAAAACACGGAGCTATCAAAATATTAAAACGCCACTATGGAGAGAATAAGACTGGAGCCATAACTAGCGATGAACTGCTTAACATGGGCGAAGTGATTAAGAACGGCAGTGTTCTATTAGAAAGCAAAGAAAATAGGAATAATCTAATAAGATATGCTTATGAATGGGATAACAATGGAGTTAAATTAAGAGTTGTAGTAGATGATTTGGGGGATAACAAAAAGATTTTTAATTTTTATAGTGATAGACCGACTGGTGGTAGCCCAACGCCACGAAGCACCAATCAGCAAATAGATATTACTCAAAAAGAATTAACTAAGCAAGACCAAGAGTTAAGTTTTTTAGAACTTGCCAACCTAGAAAAGCAACAAAAACTGCTCAAAGAACAACAAAATACCCCTAAAAACACAAATGAAAAAGAAACATCGTATAATGAAAGCCTTGAAACTAAAGCCAAAGATGAAAAAATGCCCAAACTCTCTTTTAACGAGATAAAAAAATTGATTGATAAAAGCCCTAATAAGGGTAGAGAAATGCTTGTTTTAGGCGAGCAAAATTTAACCTCTGAAGTGGTAGAATATATAGAGAAAAACAACAAAAAGATTGCGGTTGAAAAATTAGAGCCTAGTTTGGCTAAAGAATTAGGTTTAGAATATCCTAATGATGCGAAGACAATGATTGATTTTAGTGCTATCAAACACATTTTAAATAGGCATGGAAAAAATTCAAATAATGTCATAAAAAGCAAGCAACCTCCTATCACTTATGATGATATAGCTAATTATAGAAACATTGTTGAGAATGCTGATGAGACATTAAGGATAAGAGAAAACGATAGAGTGAAACTATTAAGCTACAAACAAATCAATGGGTATTTTGTGGTTGTAGAACAAGTAAGCAAGAAACAAAACGGCTTAAGCCTTGTAACAATGTTTAAAGAGAATGGGGATTATAGGAATTCAAAGAGTTACCTAGAAAGCATAGACGCAAACAACCTACATTCTAGGTTATAAGCCCAGCGTTGTTCTGTTGTTCTACACTCTCTTACTATGGACTATAGCACAAAAAAGTTAATGTTTTTAGTTAGTGAGCTTTAACCAAATTAATGGGTTCTTTGTTGTGTAGAACAAATATCAAATGGCAGAAACGAGCTTATTTTAAAGACTATGTATAAGACTAAAGGCGAGTATAAACAAAGCGAGATATACAAAGAAACGCTAGAGCATTCTCAAAGTGGCTCAAGCTTCGGTTATTAGCCGAGTGCCATTTCTATTGAATGTCTAACACTTTAATAATACACCAAGAAAGTTAACAAGGTAAAAAATTATGTAAACAAGGGAATAGCTATAAAGATGACACTAAGAAACTCTAGCTCAAAAGTCTGTATCACTTCAATGGAAGTAAGCCTGCTTTCTAAGAAACAGGTGGCTTTTCTCTTGCTAGAGATAACGAAACTATACCATAATTTTTTAAAAAAATGATGTGTTTATCTTTCAAAGGCTTTCATAAACTCTTTAAAAACGATGTTTTAATCGCTAAAAAGCTAACAGAAGCTACCACACAAAAAGCTAGTCAAGGATTAGCCACTAGCCTAGAGGGTGCTTTTAAATTCTTAGGGGTTAAATGGCTATTAAATACCATGTATAGAACCGCCCCTAAAACCTTTATTTTTAAATCTTTAGATGAGAAAACCGCAGGAGCAGCCCTAAGGTATCATTTAAAGCAAGCTTTAGAGAGAAGTCATAGTGTAGAAGAATTTACAAACACTTTAAAACTAAGCGCTCAAAAATCTAAATTCTCTAATGAAACAATGAAGAAAATTGAAGAGATTACAAGCGGAGTCAAAACTGCGAGCGAAGAAGTCAAAGACAAAATCACCAAACACGAAAAAGCGTTAAAAGAGTTAGAAAAAATTGATACTAGCAAGCTCACCAAAGAGCAACTTGATGTTTTAAAAGTCTTTAAGGGCGAGCTTGATGAAACTATCCTTAAAGGCAGAGATTTAAACGACCTTTATACCTTAGAGAAAGGCAGCAAAAAACACGGAGCTATCAAAATATTAAAACGCCACTATGGAGAGAATAAGACTGGAGCCATAACTAGCGATGAACTGCTTAACATGGGCGAAGTGATTAAGAACGGCAGTGTTCTATTAGAAAGCAAAGAAAATAGGAATAATCTAATAAGATATGCTTATGAATGGGATAACAATGGAGTTAAATTAAGAGTTGTAGTAGATGATTTGGGGGATAACAAAAAGATTTTTAATTTTTATAGTGATAGACCGACTGGTGGTAGCCCAACGCCACGAAGCACCAATCAGCAAATAGATATTACTCAAAAAGAATTAACTAAGCAAGACCAAGAGTTAAGTTTTTTAGAACTTGCCAACCTAGAAAAGCAACAAAAACTAGCCAAAGAGCAAGAATTAAAAGAGCTAGAAAGCCAAAGGTTACAAGAGAGCATACAACAGCATAAACTAGAGCGCCAAGCTATAAGAGATGCCAAAAATTCTACTTTAGGCAAGAGCGAACTAGACAGAGAGATAGTTAAAAGTGAAAATATCCCTTTTAAAGAGCTAGAAAACGCCCCTAAATCTAGCGTAAGCTTGAATGATAATGAAATATACCCCTTAAAGTATGTAATCGTAAATAAAGACGATTTAAAGCCTAATTTTAAAAACACCGGCACTCAAACACGAAATAGCATAGATAACAAAAAGATTGAAGAAATAGCTAATAATTTTGACCCCAAAATGATTGTAGGGCGTGGGGGCTTTGATGATTTGCCTATCATTCTAAATGATGGGCAAGTTATAGCAGGGAATCACAGGACCCAAGGCATGTTAAGTTTTTCTAAAGAGAGCCGAGCAAATTACGAAAAAGCGATTAAAGACAGCTTTAATTTAGATTTAAAACCAAACGAGCTAATGGTAAGAATGCCAGAAAATGAATTAAACGATAAAGAGATTTTTAAGCTTGCTAGTAAGTCTAATGAGAACAGAGCTAATAGTTTTAGTGATACGCTTTTAAGTGCGATGAGTAGCTATAATGAAAATTTAAAGCACTTGCCTATAAAGTTTGAAAGCGAGAATGTAGAGAATTTAGCCAATAATGTAGCTAGAGTGTTAGAAAGAGACGCTAAAATCCCAAGCCAAACGCAAATAGAAAACGCTAATTTAGCCCTTTTAAGCCATTATGCCAAAAACAGCGCTAATAACAGCCTTTTAGAAGTGTTTGATAATGCTTACAAGCATTTAGATAAGGAGCAGTTTAAGGCGTTTAAAGAAATGTTTGCCAATAATAGCGCTAATTTTCACAACCTAAATAATGACGCTACGCTTAAAAATTTCAATCTATCCCCCTATCTAACGGATTCATTAGACACCACCGCTAAAATGCTAGAAAGTGGGAATAGAAAGGATAATTACGCAAAGCTAGTAAATGATATTGATTACTTAGTCAAAACGACTGATAGTAACGGCACTAACGCTTTTATTAAAGAAAACCCGCAAAAGTATGAAAGCGTAGTGAGTGAATTATTAGGTAGTAGCTTTGCTAGATTTTTAAGGCTAGAAAATCCTACAAGCCAATTTTATGAGTTTTTAAAGAATGCTAAAGAGAGAATGATACAAAACGCAGGCGATATATTTGCTGGCACTAACAAGCCAATTAGTGAGATTAATGTTTTTGATTTTATTAAATACGCAATTGAAAGCGGAAATCCTAGCAAAGAAAGCAGGGAATTATTAGATTTATTGCCAAAGCTAGAAAGCAAGTTTAAAGCGTATGAGAAACATTTAAAAGAGAGTAAGCCAAAGTTAGAGAAAGAACGAGCTTTTAAAGTTATTGAGCCAAAAGATAAAAAAGCCTTTATTGATAGCATAGATAGTTATTTAAAAACAGATAATGCGCCAGAACTACCCAAAGAGATAAACATTGATGAATTTAAAAATAAGTTTAAATATGTCAGCAACCTAGATAATTTTATAGAGCATATAGGAGAAAAAGAAAACGCTCAAAAACGCTTTTTTTATCTAAATCTTATTGAGCCAAGTTTGAAAGAGCCAGATATAAAACTAATTTATAAAGACAAAGAGCCACACAAAGAGCGCATTAAATACATTAAGGCTTTTAAGAAAGATGAAAACAACATCGTTCATTTGTTTGTTTCACAAGATAATAACAAGCTTTTTATAACAAGCGTTCCAGAGATTGATAAGTATTATATTAAGTCTATGATAAACAAGGCTGACATTATCCACTCTTTCATTCAGCAGGACAGCAAGAATGCTAAAAAGCATTGAGTGGGCTACCTTGAAACTATACCACAAAATAAGACAATGTTTAAAGAAAATGGAAATTATAAGAATGGAACTAGCTATAAGAATGATATTAAACAAGAAAAGCAAGGCAAATAACGCCTCCCTTATTAAGGGCATAGGCAACAAAGACCTACTGTTATTGTGTAGTTGCAATTCTTGCAATAAGAACGCCGATATAATTCACTCTTTTATCGGCAGTGGCTGGTAATCATAACAGAGAGTTATGGAGTGAACCGCAAAAGGATTATACCAAAAAATGAAAACTAAAATCGCTTTATGGAGTGGTGGTAAAGATAGCACCGCAATGATAGATTTACTCTTAAGAGATAAAAAGCAAGTAGATTACATTGTCTTTAATGATACTCTAAATGAATTTAGCGCTATGTATGAATACATTGCAAAAGTTAGCAACTATTGGAAGGAAAGATACAACGCTAAGATAGTCATTACAAAACCACAAGGCGTTTTTATTACTAATCAAATACAAAAAATTACGACTAAAGGCGCATTTAATGGCAGACCTAAAGGATTATTAAGTAGTGGGCATGTGTTTTGTAGATGGAGAAGAGAATCTAAAGTCTATCCACTAGAGCGCTTTATTAAAGAAAATCATATTAAAGACTATACGCTTTTATTAGGTATAACTATAGATGAAATGCACCGAGCTAAATTTATGGATAGGAAGTTTGAATACCCCTTAATCTATGATTACAAGATGAATGAAAGCGATTGTAAAAACTATCTTAAAGACAGAGAATTAGAAAACCCACTATATAGGCATTTTGAAAGAACGGGGTGCTTTTTTTGTCCTTATGCTAGTTTAAGGAGCTTTTATAGAGTATGGAAATATTACCCTAAAGAGTGGGCTAAGATGAAAGAATATGAAAGTTTGTGTTTAGAAAATGCTATCAATAAATCATGGTTTCTAAAAAATCGTAGTTGTGAATATATGGAACAAAAATTTTCAAAAGAACAAGAATTGGAGTTTATAGATGATGAGCCTTTGAAAGATTGCATGTGTAAGATTTAAAGAATGATAAAAGTAACTACACGCCTTTATCAATTACTTAGCAAGGGTTTCTTTGCTAAAACTCTAATAAAAGGATTATACCGCACATGAAAAAACTCAAAGATTTTTTTAACAAGCACCCAGAAAGTATATTCCCTTTGTGTGTCTTTATTCTAATCGTGCTTTTAATTATCAATCATATAGATAGAGACATAGGAAGTTTAGCTAATGCTTTAGCAATGCTTATTTTTACCTTTCTTTATACAAGAAATTTGAGATAGCTTTTTAAACTCAATTCACCCCCTTAAATTTTTAACCCCCCTTTAAATTTTGTTTTTTGATTTAATGGCATTTGAATTTTAATAAAAGGACTTTTGAAATGCAGGATTTACAAAACAAGGAGCAAGAATTAAAAGCTTTGCAAAACGAATTAGCACAAGCTCAAGATTCTTTAGAAAATAATTTCGCCAAACATATGGCTGAAAAAACAGACGAAAAGCTAGAAGATTTGTTTTTTTCTAACAAAGAAGAGTTTTACAAAGCCGTCTTAATAGAGCAAAACAACTTTATAGAAGAGACTATAGGTAAGACTTATGATAAAGCCGTGGCTTTAAATGATGAAATCCATTCTACCAAGTCAAAGCTTGAATTAGAGAGCGCTCAAAAAGCGTTTTTAGAAAAAAACCCCGATGCCAATATGCAAGAAATCATCGCATTTTATAATGAAGAATTGCCCCCCAAATATAAGAGAGAGTTAGACAGCCTAGAAGACGCTTTAGGCTTTTTTGAATCTCTCTACTCACTCTATAAGACCTTCAAGGGTGAAAAAGAAGAAGAAAAAGCAGAAGTAGAAGAAGAATTACCTAAACAAGTAGTAGGTAACCCTAGCTCTAATGATGCCTTTTCTAGTGGCTCTAATAGTGTGATGGAAAGATTTTAATTTTTAAATAAGGAGAAAATATGTTAAGCGAACTCAATCAAATTAATTTAAGCGGGTGGAAGAATGACCCTAATGTCAGCGTGAAAGTGGCTGAAGTTATTGAAAATGCGAGTTGGAAGAAAAGCCCTTTTGAAAGCATTACAGGGCGTGGGAGCGATAGAGCTATAAGAACTTATGTAGTCAATGATAGCGCACCTTATCGTCCTAGACTTAAAAGCCAATTAGGTGGAAGTGGCGTAGTGGGTAATAGTGATTTTGATTCTAATTTAGATAATTTAGAGATTTTAAGTCAAACGATTTATCCAAGAGTGGTGGGCAATTCTTTAAAGAGTGAAATTAGCGCTTATAGTGCCTTAAAGCATATTGATTTTATTAAAGAAGCAAGCGATAGTTTGACTGAATGGCTTACTCAAAATAGAGATAGAGAGATTATTTGTGCTTTAAGCAATGATTTTACTAACGCCGTAGTGTGTGATAACACCACAGAGAACAACACTGAAGGCTATCGTTTGGCTAAGAATGCTAAAGAGAGCATTACAGATTTAACTAAAGAAATCACCGCTAAAGACACTATGAGTTTAAAGGCTTTAAGAAGAGCGATTTTCCAAGCTAGAAGCGGGGAAAAATACAATAAAACTAAAGCCTTTCCTATTAAGCCAGTAAGAAGTGATATGATAAGCACTCAAGGCATTACTATCCAGCACACTAGCTACTTAATCTTTTTAGATAGCTATCAAATCAATCAATTAAAAGCAGACCCCGAATACCAAGATTTACAAAAATACGCCGGCATTAGGGGCGAAGAGAACGCACTTTTTACGGGCATTGTAGGAATGGTGGATAATTGCCCTATCATTGATTTAGGGACATGGACTGATGTCAATGTGGGCTTATTAAATTCTGAAGTGAGCGATAGCGAGTTTAATAACCATATCAATAAGCAAAATGTAACTAAAGTTACCCCCCCAAGTGTTTATAAGGGCAAAGAGAATCAAGCCGTAAGTATTGGAATGCTAGTAGGTGCGAGTGCGTGCGTGTTAGTAGGCAGTCAAAAAATCAGCTTTTATATCAATGAAAATGAAGATGCCGGCAGAAAGACCTTGTGTGGGATTGATAGCATTAGGGGCATTGCCAAAGCTAGATATGTAGGTGAAGAGTCTAGCCCTTATAACAATAGCGATTATAGCGTTATAGGGCTTTTTAGTGCCAAAGTTTAAAGAAAGGATAAGGTAATGAAACAATTCGTTAAAAATGTAAGCTATTTGTGCGAAACAAGCTTTAAATTAGATAGTGAAATTAAAGAATTAGTAGGCATTCCTAGTGGAGCTATTATAACAAGTCTTAATTTAGAGATTAAAAGTCCTAGCGTGCATACAAATGATGTTAAGGTGGATATAGGCTTAAAAGACAAACAAGATTACTTTTTGAATGATATTAAGGCTAATGTAACTACTAAAGAGAATGTAGCAAGCTTTACAAGCCATGATATTAAGCAGTTTAACCAAAGCACACAGCTTTTAAGCTCGCTTGAAACTCAAATCATTTGCGCCAAAATCACTAATCCTATTTTTACAGATGACGGCGAAACTTCAATCGCTGGTGAATGCGTTTTAAGGGTTATTTATTTCTTGCCTAGCAATATTGAAGTGGAGTATTAAAAACGCTTTTTAATTGCCCCTTTATTTTTAGGGGGGCTTTAAAAAGAAATATTTATAAATGCGTAATGTAGTAGAAAATTTAGAAGTCAATTTAAATAAGGACACCAAAGTGGATATAAAAATAGACAATAAAGAAATGCTAGAAGAGTATTTGAAAAGTCGTTTAAAACAAAGCGAATTAAAATATAAAAAAATAACTTTTAGTATTTGTTTTATTGTCGTGTGTATTTGCCTAACTTGTGCTTACATATTCAAGGGCTTTTAAGTGTGTTTGATTTTAGATTTTTATTCAATAGGAAAGCTAGGAAGATGACAGAAGAACAAAACTACAAGAACGAGCGTTTTATAGCCCTTGTAAGCTGGATTAGTATTGTTATTTGTTTTTTTATGGCTTGTGTAACTTGTGCCTACATCTTTAAGGGCTTTTAAGTGTGAAAAATCTTATTGAAAGATTTTTTATTATTTTTCATAAAGGCGAGAAAGTGAATATTGAAATCAAAATAGACACTATGGAAAAACTAAAAGAATACATAGAACAAAGAGCCAAAATAGAAAGATTAAAAGCTTTTCTATTGTTTGCATTCTTTGTTATTTTTGTAGTAAGCGTTTGTGTAACTTGTGCCTACATCTTTAAGGGCTTTTAAAAATTGATACTGCTCTTATTAAAAACGCTTAAAGGCATAAGAAAGGATAGGAAAATGACAGAAGAGCAAAATTACAAAATAGAGAGATTGCAAATTATTGCATTTATTATTTGTTTTTTTATGGCTTGTGTAACTTGTGCCTACATCTTTAAGGGCTTTTAAAAATTGATACTGCTCTTATTAAAAACGCTTAAAGGCATAAGAAAGGATAGGAAAATGACAGAAGAGCAAAATTACAAAATAGAGAGATTAGAAGCTATTTTTAGGTTTGTTATATGCATGACTTTTATTTTAGGAGCTTGTGTAACTTGTGCCTACATCTTTAAAGGCTTTTAACATTAATTGAAAGGAAAAAGAAATGAAATTTTTAAATACTCCAATAAATTTTGAACCCCCTAGCTACTCTTATTCTAGCCCTAATAGATTTTCTAATTTTTTAAACAATATCGGTGGGGCTAGTGGGGCAGGAATGCTTTTAAGCGGGGTTTCTAGTTTAGCTAATTTAGGCGTAGGCATATGGAGCGCTAACGAGCAATTAAAGCAAGCCAAAGAGGCGCAAAAATTAGCTAGACAACAATTTTTTACAGAGAATGAGCGCTACAACACTAGAGAGCAAGAAAGACTAGCTAATAACAAAGCTATTGAAGAAGTAGCCAAAAGCTACGGATTAAACAAAGAAAGTCCTTCAAACAATGAAACAAATGCCTTTAATAGCCCTATGCTTAGGGATTAAAGGCTTTTAAGTGTGTTTGATTTTAGATTTTTATTCAATAGGAAAGCTAGGAAAATGACAGAAGAACAAAATTACAAAATAGAGAAAATGCAGATTATCGCTTTTGTTTTTTGTGTGGTGTTTGTCTCTAGTGTAGCAGGCTTAACTTGTGCTTACATCTTTAAGGGCTTTTAAGTGTGAAAAATCTTATTGAAAGATTTTCTATTATTTTTTACAAAGGCGAGAAAGTGGATATTGAAATTAAGATTGATACGATTGAAAAACTAGAGAGCTACACTAAAGAGAAAAATAAAAATAATAGGAATTTCTTTATTTTGATAGGCATTTGCTTTTTTATGGCTTGCCTAACTTGTGCTTACATCTTTAAGGGCTTTTAAGTGTGTTTGATTTTAGATTTTTATTCAATAGGAAAGCTAGGAAAATGACAGAAGAACAAAACTACAAGAACGAGCGTTTTATTGTTTTAATAACTTGCTTAACACTCTTTTTGTGTGTTTTAATAGTTACTTTAGGGGCTAGTTTAACTTGTGCTTACATATTCAAGGGCTTTTAAGTGTGTTTGATTTTAGATTTTTATTCAATAGGAAAGCTAGGAAAATGACAGAAGAACAAAACTACAAGAACGAGCGTTTTATCGCCCTTGTAAGTTGGATTAGTATTGTGTTTTGTGTGGTGTTTGTCTCTAGTGTAGCAGGCTTAACTTGTGCTTACATCTTTAAGGGCTTTTAAGATTTGAATATTTTAATCAAATATTTAAAAATCTATTTAAAGGATAAAGAAATGTATAAAGATAATGAAGAGTTAGCTAAAGAATATATGAGACAACAAACTAAGCGCACGCTTTTAAGAGTTGCGGGGTTTTTAATTGCTTTTATCTCTTTATGTCTAACTTGCGCTTACATCTTTAAGGGCTTTTAAGATTTGAATATTTTAATTAAATATTTAAAAATCTATTTAAAGGATAAAGAAATGTATAAAGATAATGAAGAGTTAGCCAAAGAATATATGAGACAACAAACTAAGCGCACGCTTTTAAGAGTGCTTTTAGGGGCTTTCATCTCTTTATGTCTAACTTGTGCTTACATCTTTAAAGGATTTTAAGAATGAAACGCCTTGTAATCTTGCCTAGAAACTCTTTACTAAAAGGCTTTAATCGCTACCATAAGCAAATTTTAGAAACAGAAATAAAAGATAGCGTCGTGTCCTTAAGCATTACAGAGAGCGGGGGCTATTATCTCTTAAATGATGAAGAAGTCTTTTGTGTGTGTAAGGGGGTGGGGTTTTTAGAATACAAAGATTATTCTAAGAATTTAGATTTTACACGCCTTCTTCCCTTTGTAGTAGAAGATTATTTGTTTAAAGCTAAAGAGCCAGAAGATAAGAGCCAATTAAAGCTTTTAAGAGAATTTTTAGAAGTGTATGAAAAAAACATACAAAAAAATGAACTCTACTTAAACCCCCCTTATTTTGAAAAACTAGAAAGCGAGTTATTAAGACAATGATTAGAGTTAATGAATTAGTAGCTAAGATTAGAAAGCGTTTGAATGATGAAGATTTTAATAACTATCTATTTAGCGATGAAGAAATACTAGATGCCATCAATTCTAGTGCTTTAGAGATGACTTTAGAATTTAGGCTTAACAGACAAAAGAAAAGAGCGCATTTAAGCCTAGATAATCCTAGTATAGATTGTGAAAATGTATTAAGTATTTTAAGCGTTTATTTTGATAATCAAGAGATACTAGAAAGAACTAGTATTGAAAGAACATCAAAACAGCCCTTAGCGCTACTTATTTGTGATGACAGATTAAGCATAACTCCCTATAAAGATGGCTTTTTAGAAGTAGTCTATTGTGAGTATTTGCCTATTTTAGAAACAGATGAAAATATCTCTTTACCTAAAGTATGCGAGCAAGCCTTAACCTATGCTAGTTTATGCTTGCTTTTAGAAACCCCAACAAATGAAAGCAACTTTAATAAAATTGCCAACTACCAACAGCTATTAAAGAATGCTAAAAACACCTTAAGCAACTATCTTAATGCCATTTATTCTAAAAACATCTCATTTTCAAAGGTGGTGAAAGTATGAATACAAGTAGGTTTATTAGAAATTTTTTAATCTTTAGAGACGCTTTGAATACGCCTAATTTCAATAACAAAGAATTAAACGAATTGTGTTTAAAAAGCGCTATAGAATGCGAGCAAATCTCTTTACAAGAACAAGCCCAAAATTTAGCTAAAGAGCAAGCAAGGGCCAAAATTGAACTAGACTTTTTAAACACCATAAGCGCGCTAAACGCTCAAAAAGCCCAAACCCTAAACACGCTAATTCAATGCCAAAGTATGCTTAAAAGCTTAAAAGATAATGCCATGATAAATAGAGCTAATGCGTATGTAAGCCTTTTGCAAGTCAAAGCTAATGGCGGAACTAATATAGGCCCTGAAAACTTTAAGAATGTTTTAGAAGTTATCAATCAAATTGGCTTAGATTATCAAAATAGCACCGTGAGCGCTAGTGGTAATGTTGAAGTTGATAAAACTAAAAAGCCTCAAAGCGAGCTAGACAAGCTTTTAAGCAAACTCTCTAAAGAACTAGACAAGCTAAACGAGCAAGAATTAGACAACCAAATCCAAATCTTTGCTAATGAATTAGAAACGATTCAAGGCGTGCCTATCACTTTATGGGGGTTTTCTACCCTAAAGAATGCCAATGAAGGCTTTTATTATAAGGATGAATTATTAGCTAGTGGGAATACTTGTTTATTTGAAAGTAAAGATTTAGGCAAGGCAGTTATTACTTTTAAAGCGCATAACGAGCAAGAGAGCTTAGAAAAACGCATTACTTTAAATGTAGTTAGTGATAAGATTAAAAAATAATGCGTTTTAACCCCCTAAAGATAAGCCATTTTTTTTATACTCTCATTAAAAATTAAGAAAGTAAGAAAATGCTAGAACTTCCTAACCCAAGACTAGAAACTCATTTTTATAGTGAATTGCTTAATAGAGTCAGCACGGCTTTAAATGAAAAAGTAGAATGGAAAGAGCAAGTTTATTTAAGCTTAGAAGGGATTTTTAGTATTCTTACTTCCTTAGAGATTCTTTTAAAAGAGCCAAAAGAGAATTTAGAGAGTGCAGAAAATGAGCTTTTAAAAGCTTTAGAAAGGAAGTTAGGGGAATATAACGCCTTTTTTAAAAATCTCAATATTGAACTAGAAAGAGAAACTAACGCCTTAAAAGAAACCATTAAGCAAGAACAAGAAAGCATAAAAGCCCTAGAACTTGCTTTAAAACAAAGCGAAACTAAAAGCCTTAAAATCTTAGAAGAGAAAAAAGAAAATTATTTAAAAGCTCTAAAGGAGCAACAAAACACCCTTAAGGCTGATTTAATAGAAAGAACCAATGTTTTAAAGCAAGAATTAGAAACGCTTTTAAATGCCTTAAAACAAGATTTGCTAGAAAATAAAGAAAATGCCCTACTAGAATTAAATGAGCGTTTAAATGCAATTCTAAGCGCTTTAAACACAGAAAAACAAAGCGCTCTTAATGCTTTAAAAGAAAATGCCAAGGCTGAATTAAGTAACGCCAATATTGAATTAAACCATTTAAAAGTAAGCGCAGTTACTGAAATAAACGCTTTAAAAGAAAATGCCACTACAGAATTAAACAATAATAAGCAAAGCGCATTAAATGCGATAGAAAACAAAGAAACAAGCGCTTTAGAAAGTATTAACGCCCTTAAAGAGCTTAGCCTAAACTCTCTTAATGCCTTAAAAGAGAATATTAAAAATGCGCTCAATCTCTTAAAAGAGAATGCCACTACAGAATTAAACGCTTTAAAAGAGAGTTTTTTAAGCGAAAGTAAGAGCCTTTTAGAATCCAAGCAATTAGAAATTAATGCAAGCTTAGAGAGTGTTAGAAACTCTGTTAATGAAAGCCTAGAAAATAGAGAGTTTTTAAATACCAAACTCTTTTATTTTGAAAGAGAAATTAATTTTATCAATAACACTAACACTTTTAAAAAGATTAGAACTTTGGCAAGCTTAGAAAACCAGCAAACGCTTTTAAGCCCTAATAAGCACTATTTGATTGAATGCTTTTTTAAATACGAGTTTAAAAACACTAATGAAGGCGAAATTGTGCTAGTCTTTGGCAATGATGAAAACTTTGATATTCCAGCTAAAGGCTTGCAAACGCTAAAGGGCTTATATGTGGGGGGTAACAATACTTATGGCGTGTATTTAGTCAAATTCTTTTACACCCCAAGAATGGAGATTAAAGAGATTGCGCTTTATGCTAAAGGCATTGTAAGCTTGTGGGTGAATGTGAATTACTTGCCTACTGATGGCTTTTGGCAAAAGTTTAAGGATTTTAATATCCATTATCACAACAACACTTTAAACAAGCGTATTGAAGATTCTTGCACCTTTAGCGCTCAAACGCTTTATTTACAAATCACAGAATTAAGCCATTATATGCCTAGTATCTCTATGACTTAAAGGAGTTTTTATGAGTAACTTCCCCCCCTTGCCTAATCCTAATATGAGCTTAAGCCCTTATGAAGATTTAAATACCCCTAACATAGAAAAACAAAGAGATAAGCTATTAGAAAAGCTAGATTCAATCCTAGAGCATAACTTAGACTTTAAAGCCCAAGTGTATGCGTCTTTAGAAGGCATTAGAGAGATTTTAAGAGATTTTGATAACATCTCTAATTTAAGCTCCAATATAGAATTAGACAAAGAGAATTTTTTACACCAAAGAGAGTATTTAAACAATGAGTTGAATGCCTTTAATCTTAAAATGCAAGAATACAACGCTTATTTTGAAACCTTTAATGCGAGTATGGCGCATAAAGAAGAAGAGCTAACAAGCGCATTAGAAAGAATCTTACGCACTAAAGAAAGAGACTTGCAAGCTAGTTTAAACGCTTTAAAAGAGAATTTAGAGAATGCTTTAAATCTCAATCAAAATAACGCCCTTACTAGCATAACAAGCGCCAAAGAAAGCGCACTAAATGAAATTGAAAGTTTAAATCATAGAATCAGCACCACTTTAAACGCTAGTTTAAGAGCAACTAAAGATGATTTTTTAAACCAAGCTAATAGCAAGCTTAATACTATGCTAGAGCCATTAAATACTGAAATAAACGACCTTAAACAAGAGCAAAGCAACTTAAATAACAATGATGTTTTAATACAAAATCGCCTAGATAACAAGCTAAACAAGTTTAATGAAAGACAACTGGATTTAATCTCTAAAAACGCCAACACTATAGATAACTTAAGCACAAAAACTACGAGCCTAGAAAATAGACTTAATGATTTCCCAACAGAAAAAATTATTTTATTAAAACAAATCAATAAATCTCTAAACTTTGTCAATGATAGCAACATTTTTAAGAAAATGATTATCCTAGCTGGTTCTGATTCAGTTATCTTCAAAGCTAATAAGATTTATTTAATTGAGTTGTTTTTAAATTATGAAGTGCTCTATAGTGGGTATAATGATAGCAATGCCGGGCAACTCATCTTATGCGTGAGTAATAATGCCTATAGTTGTAATGAAAAAATAATCATTTTAAACAATACTTTAAGAACTTGTAAAAATATTGATATGAGCGGGAGCGGTAATAGCCAATACCCTTATGTAGTAAAAACCATTTTTAGACCTAAAGAAAATTACCAATCTTTATGGCTTTTTGGTAGAGAATACCAATCTATTTGGATTAATCCGGCTTATAGAATTAATGTGGCGGTAAATATCAGCGACATTTTAAAATCAAATGGATTTTATAGACCACAATTAACTAATGTTGGGGAATATCAATACGAACTTTATAATAATCAATTTTTTGTAGGCATTCAATCAAGTTATTTAAAAATTAGTGAGTTAAGTTATATGCCCGAATTTTAATGCGTTAGGATATATAAAGCGCCTAAACCGCCAATAACAAAAGTGATTAAAAACAAGGCGCTATAACCTAGCAAGCGGTTTTTATCTGCATTATTAAACTTTTTATCGTCTTGCTTTAAAATTAAATCTACAAACATTTCAGGGTGGTTTTTGGCTTAACTCTTCCATAGCTCTATCTCATATTCTAATGTTTCAATACTTACTAATGAATTTTTATTGTTTAATTCCATAAACTAATGTAGCTAAAAACAGTTTAAAATGTCAAATATTTAACCCTTTAAAATGCCTTTCTTTTAGCCTACAATCAAGTTAAATTAGAATAAGGGTAAAAACAATGCACGAACACAAAAATATTTTAAAATTAGAGAATTACGAGTTTTTAAGCGATGATGTAGCTAGGGCTTTAGCCCAAAGAAAAATAAGCGCTTGCATGTATAAAGAAGATGATTTTTTAATCATAGAAACACACCAAGATTTTAATGTAGATGAGATAAAAAACGAGATTTCAAAGCTAAGCTTTCTTAGAGTCAAACAACAAAGAGAAAACGAAATCAATGAGCGCACCACTAACACACTTTTAAAAGGCTTTAAATCTCTTGCTTTAGGCACAACGCATGCTTATGATTTGAATTTAGAAGACCAAGCTAATATCCAATCATTAGTTTTAATGGGCTTAGGTGGGGCATTTAGATGCGCTGAAGTTTTAGAAGATGAGAGCTTAGGCTTAAAGACTTACAAGGAGCATTCTAACGAGCAGTTAAAGAGTGTTTTTAAAGACTTATTAGAATACAAACAAAGCGTTCTAGTCTTTTATGGCTTAGAGAAAGAGCGCTTAAACGCCTTAGAAAGTTTAAAAGATTTATTGAATTTTGAAACTAAGGCTTATGAAAATAAAAATAAAAGAAAGAAAGGAGCTAAAAAACAATGAGTTATTACGCAGATTTAGGCGCAGGGCGTGGGGGTTTAGGTCTTTTTAATGAAAGTTTAAACGCTAGTGCTAGAGCGCACAGCACTTTGGCAAATAGCATGAATAATTTTAGCAATTCTCTCAATAATATAGGCAATTTATTAAATAACGCTCAAATAAGAGAAGACGCTTTAAGATACCAGCGCCTAAGAGATTCTAAACTAGACGCACAAAACGCTTTTAACAATGAAATGGCTTTAGAAAATCTAAAAGAGCAAAAGAAACAAAATGAAAGCCTAAATAAAGCTAGAGAAGTGCAAAATAGGCATAATAGCGCTTTAACTAATAGCCTTAATTTTAAAACCAACCAAGAAAGAGAGCTGTTTAATCGTCTTAAAAGCCTTGATGAAAATTCTAAAAATAAGCCCCCTTTAAATAAAAGGCCACTCAATGGAATAGCAAAAGTAGAAAGCGTGAATAGCATAACACCACCTACAAATAACAAGCCTATGAGTTTAAGAGACTATGTAACGCCGATGTTTAGGTATTAGTAAAAGCGCTTTTTACTCTCTTTAATAAACAAAGAGATTTAAAGGTAAAAAAACTATAATTTTTGTATAGGTTGTGCCATAATCATTTTAATTAAAAATAACCAAAGGATACAAACTGAAACCTACAGATGAAAAAAGTTTAGAAAAGGCAAAAACCCTTATTCAAAGCGGAGAATTAGATAATTTTGAAGTAGGCACTCTAAAAGGTTTAATAGATATTCATAAGGCTTTATTTAATGGGTTATATGAATTTGCCGGGCTTATTAGAGACAAAAACATTTCTAAGGGGAATTTTAGGTTTGCTAATTCTATGTATTTAGATGTTATCTTGCCTAAAATTGAAAAAATGCCTCAAAGTAATTTTGATGAAATTATAGAAAAATATGTAGAAATGAATATCGCACACCCTTTTTTGGAGGGTAATGGCAGAGCCACTAGAATATGGCTAGACTGCATATTCAAAAAAGAATTAAAGCTTATTGTTGATTGGGATAAAATAGATAAAAATGCCTACTTAAGTGCAATAAAGAGAAGTCCTGTGAATGATTTGGAAATTAAAACTCTTTTGAAAGCTCATTTAAGTAGAGATATTTTTAATAAACAAACTCTCATTAAAGGCATTATTCAGTCTTACTATTATGAAGGTTTAGAAAAAAACTAAGCGCTTTTTACTTAAAGGGCGTTTTTGAAATTTAAGCTTAATAAAAGCTTGTTGTTGCTATTATTGCAATATGTTAAAATAAGTCTCTAAATATACGCACTTTTTAAATAATATTTAAGTTTTAATAAATTATAATAACCCTACCTAGTTAAGGGTAACGGCAATTACTTCTTAACTAGAGTTCTATTGAAAGGGTTATAAATGCATAGGCTGATTATTGTAATAATGATTGTCTTAAGTTTGGCTAAAAAAGCTTTACTAAGACTTTAGGGGGAGCTATCTAAAAAGCTAGTAGCTCTCTTGTTTAAACCCCTTTCATAACCCCTAACTAATTCCTTAAAAGCGTGAATGTTAAAACTTGTTGTTGAGCTTAAAAGCAAAAATCAAAGGCTTTTAAAAGCGTGGAATTAACGCATTTTTAACCCCCTAAAAGCACCTTTAAATCATTAGTATAGATAAAATCAAATTAAGGATTAAAAGAATGCAAGAAAAAAAACAAGATTTTTTAAAATTCCTTTTTGTGGTGGTGTTTATGGAACTAAGCATTTGCCTTTATTTCACGCATAAGTTTGAAAAATTAGAAGAGCTTACTCAAAGCAATTTAGAGCTTTTAGAAAAAGCCTTACAAGATTCTAAAGAGCATTTAATAGATATGGAAAATATGCCTAAAAATTCAAAGAATTAGCATGAATGAAAATGATTTTTTGATTTTAGGTTATAAGCTTTCTAAATTAGCGCCTTATTTGCTTGTTTTGATTGTGGGGCTGTTTGTAGGGTTTTTATATGTTTTAAGAACGATTAGAAAAGAAGTTTTTAAAAATAGGTTAGAAAAAATCTTTTATGTGATTCAGGGGATTGGCTCTAGTATGCTTTCTACTTGGATAAGCTTTGAAGTGATTGAATACTTTTTTAAATTGCCAGTTAGTCTAAATGTAGCCATTAGTGGGGGCATTGGATATTTAGGGGCGGAGAGTTTAAGCGTGTTTGCTATAGGATTTTTAGAAAAGCGCTTTAAATGATAAGGCTTAAAAGAGCGTCATAAGCCCCCTTAATAGCGCTTATTTAAGCGCTTAGAATAAAAAGTTTTTTTAGATTTTTTTAATAAGAAAGGTTTTTAATAAAAGAAATGTTACTCTCATTTTTGAGTTTAAGGGGTTTTAAGGTAGGCTTAGGGGTTGTAGTCATTTTAGGCTATATAGGCTTAATGCTTTATGTAAAGCATTTAGTTATTGCTAATACGCTTTTAAAAGAAAAATACAAGCAAGTTGAAAGCCATTTGATTATACAAAATGAAACGATAGAAAAACTGCAACTAGACACTAAAGCCTATGTTTTAGAAAAGCCTAAAATCAAAGAAAAAATCATCACCAAATACCAGAAAATCAATACAGAAATAAAAGACTTAGGCTGTGAAAATGAGCTTAACAAAATCAAAGAGCTTTTAAGGGCGTTTAAAAGCGATTAATTAGACTCAATCAACTAGAGAGCTTTTTAAAAAAAAGATTAAAAATAGCAATCTTTAAGGGATTTTATTTAAGGGCTTTAATTCGTTTGTTTGTGGTTTAGGGACAATAGAAATACTTAAATCTAAAGCGTTTAAAACAGAGATAATTGTTTCAAAGCGTGGCTTTTTGTGTTTTTTAAGAGATTTATATAAGCTCTCTCTGTTTAGCCCGCTAAGTTTAGAGACCTTGGCAAAACCAACAGAACGAACAATACTTTCTAAAGCTTTTAAAAACTCTTCTGTATTAAAATTGTTTGTAATTTCTTCTAAAAAATAAACTATATCTTCTTTATTTTTGAAGAAGTCTGCGCTGTCAAAGTCGCATAATTCAATATCTTTGTTATCCATTTTCAAACCTTTTTAAAATCTCTCTAGCTTTTAAAATATCTCTTTTTTGTGTGTCTTTAGAACCACCAGCTAATAAAAAAATAATTTCATTACCCTTAAAAGTGAAATAAATTCTATAGCCATTAGAACAAAAAAACGCATTTCAAATAAATTAGAGCCTAAAGCTTTAAAGTCGCCTAAATTATTGGTAATCTCAATGTTGAACAAGCGCCTTCTAATAATAGAAACACCTTTTTTATCCTTTAGATTTTCTAACCACTTGCTAAAGATTGTTGTTTGTTTTATTGTCATGCTAGATTGTAGCTAATTAGCTACTAATTGTCAAATTTTAAATGCGCCATGTGCGTTTAGGGGTGTGCCTGTTAAAGCTTGGCGTTCTTTCTTTGATAATAGGCGCTTTAACATCACTATGAGCTAAAGCGCTCGCAAGAGCGTCTATACAATCATCTTTTCTGAAAGGCTTATCGGGATTAAAACTAAAAAGCTCTTTTTTGATTTGTTCTTGATTTTTACAAGCATAAGAAAACACTAAAAGCCCGCTATTATAGAAAGGGCGCATGCTCTTAATCTTTTGAACCTTTGAAATCTTTCTGCTTGGGGTATAAACAAAGACATCATCATTTAATAGTTCGGTATTTTCTTCTTTGGCTTTTTGATTAAATTTAGCTAATTCGTGCATTAAAAGCCTATGTAAGACTAAGCCCCCGCCATCACTTTCTATATAAGTGTGAGCGTCTTTATAAGTGCTTTTAGCTTGTAAAATATGCTTAATGGTCTCTTCTTCGCTCCATATGCCAAAAAAGCAATCTAAGACACAATAACGCACGCTATCTTTGTAATTCTCACACGCTACTATAATAATGGCTCTATTATCAGCACTCTCTTTTAAACTCATCGCATTATCTATAAAAATATAGGTGTTAGCGGGGCTTATTTCGTGGTTAAAAATATTAGTATAAAAGCTCTCATCAAAATAGCCCCCACTACTAATTAATGGCTCTTGTAAATACTGGCCTGAAAACTCATCATTACCCATCTTTAATTTGAGGCTTTCTAATTCTTCTAAAGAATGTCTAGCCTTAAATAATGGCTCGTTTTTCTTTCTTAAATAGCTAAAATCTTTAATCTTGTATTCTTCTTCGTTATCTTGCATAGCCTTTAATTTAATGACTTTCCAAGCCTTAATACTCTCTAAATCAAACTCTCTTTCATTTTGTAAAAAACCGCATAAATCATTGGTGCCTAAGCGTTGCATTAAAATAGTGATGTTGGAATCATTGTCTTGCAAACGGCTTAACACGCTCTCTTTAAAATTTTGATTGACTAAATTTACGGCTTTTTTAGAAGTCATTTCACTTACTTTGATGGGGTCATCTATTAAGATTTGGTGCGCATGAAAGCCCGTTAATGCGCTTTTTAGAGTGGTAACAAACAAACCGCCCCCTTCTCTTAAAACAAACTCACTAGCGTTGTCTTGTAAAAATTCTAAGCTTTCAGGGAAAATCTGTTTATAAAATTGGCTCTTCATTAAATCTCTTACTTGATTAGCGATTTTTCTGCATAAATCATCGCTATAAGAGATATAAAAGAATTTTCTAGCCCTATTTTTACCTAAGCTCCAAGCGATAAAACTTCTTGCAATAATTTCAGTCTTGCCATAGCTAGGGGGCATATTGATAATTAAATTTCTTATAAGCTCGTCTTTTAAGCAAGTGTTAGGCTGGGTGCATTCTAAGACTTTACACAAATAATTAATATGCCAACCTTGCATAAAAGGCATTAAATTATAGCGCTCCCACTTTAATTTTAAAAAAAAGTAAAAATCTCGTTTGGCTAATTCTCTTAAGGCAAGCTCTTTTTTAATTCTTTCTTTCATTTTTTTAAAAAATCCTTGTAAAAATCGTTGTTTTTAATATAGCTATTTTAGATTTTTCTTTAAAGGGTTAAAAATTAAAGGATTTTTTAAGAAAATTTGCTATATTATAGCAATATGTTAAAATAAGTTTCTAAATATACTCACTTTTTAAATAATATTTAAGTTTTATAAATGTATAATACTCCTACCAACAAGCAAGAGCGCCAACTCTTAGCTTGTTGAGTTCTTTACGAAAGGAGCACCATATGATTAGGGTGATTATTGTAATAGTGATTGTCTTAAGTTTAGCTGAAAAGCTTTATTAAGATAAGCGGGATTAAGAGAGCTTAAGCCACTCTCTTAATCTCTTAAAGAGATTAAATCATTATAATAAAACACATCAAAAAGAAAGGCATAAGGCTTGATATTCTTTCTTTTAATAAGTGTCTAACTATGAATTAAAAGCAAAACTCTTTTGTGAAAGGGTATATACCCCTAAAATCTTTTAAGAGCGATTGTTAAACTACTTAAACGATTTTTAATTAGGGGCATACTTAAGCAGGCAGTAATTATAACATTTTTTGTATTTTATTTCTCATAAAAACAAAAAAATTAGCAAGAGAGTTTTAAAAACTCGCTTTTTGCTTGCTATAAAATGCCTTTAAAATTTTTAACCCTTTCTTTAAAAAAAGTTTTTTGTATAGTTCTTTTGTTATTTGTTTGGTCGCAAATAACATCTTTCTTTTATTTTGCCTATAAGGCGCTTTTATCCTTAAGGAGCTAAGCCTTAAGGGTTAGAGTTTTTAGACATAGGAAAAAAACTAATGGACTTCACACAACTAAAAAACGATTTTAAAAACGATTTAAACCACCAAAGAGCTAGTATTAATGAATTTTTACAAGCTAAGAAATACTATCACGGAAACCAACTCCCCCCAGATGTGCTAAATGTGATTTTAGAAAGGGGACAGACACCTATTGTTGAAAATCTCTATAAGATGATAGTTAATAAGATTTTAGGCTATAAGATAGAGAGCATTACTGAAATTAGATTAACACCACGCCAAGAGACAGACAGGGCCTTAGCAGATTTATTGAATGACTTATTAAAAGTTTTTAGCCAAAAGTCTAATTATGATAAGGAAGTGATTAAGAGAGATAAAGATTTAATTATGGGGGGTTTAGGGGTAGTTGAATTGTGGGTTAATAGAGATAAGGATAATAATATTGATATTGATATTAAAGCCTTAAGCCCTGAAAGCTTTATTATTGATTATTTCAGCACGGATAATAATGCCAATGACGCTAGAAGGTTTCATAAGATTTTAAAAATTAGCGAAATGGAATCTAAAAGCTTATTCCCTAATACAGAAGTAATCTATAAGAGAGAAAATGATGAAAATTTTATAGAGCTTATAGAAAGTTGGTATAAAGAATTTAACCCTAAAACTAAAGAATACGAGTGGAATCGCTATCTTTGGAATAGTCAAAATGGCATTTATAAAAGCGAAATAAAGCCTTTTAAGCATTCAAAAAGCCCTTTTATTGTTAGCAAACTCTACACTGATGAAAATAACCATTATTATGGGATTTTTAGAGATTTAAAGCCTATGCAAGATTATATTAACTATGCAGAAAATCGCATGGGTAATATGATGGGAAGTTTTAAAGCGATGTTTGAAGAAGACGCTGTAACTAATATTGATGAGTTTGTAGAAACGATGAGTTTAGATAATGCCATAGCCAAAGTGCGCCCTAATGCCTTAAAGGATAATAAAATCCAATTTATGAACAATCAAGCCGATTTAAGCGCACTAAGTCAAAAAGCAGAGCAAAAACGCCAGCTTTTAAAGGTGTTAGCCGGCTTAAATGATGAGAGTTTAGGCGTAGCGAGTAATCGTGCTAGTGGGGTAGCTATCGCACAAAGAAGAGAAAGCGGTTTAATGGGCTTACAAACCTTTTTGAAAGCTAGTGATGATATGGATAAGCTTATGTATTCTTTAGCGATTGATTTTATTAGCCATTATTTCACTAAAGAGCAGGTTTTTAGGATTGTAGATAAGAAAGTGGGTGATAGGTATTTTTCTATCAATACCAATAAGGATAATCAAATTAAGCCCTTAAAATTTGATTTGATTTATAAGAGCCAGTTAAAAACTGAAACTAAAGATGAGAAGTGGAGCCATTGGAATGAACTATTAAAAATCATTGCTCCTATAAGACCGGATTTAATGCCTAGAATGTTGCCTTTAATGTTGCAAGATATGGACAGCCCAATCACAGCTGAAGTGCAAGAATTAATAAGCGAAGTTGAACTAAATCAAGCTAAGCAAGTAGAAGCACAAGCGCCACTAAATCAGCAAATACAAGCGCTTGAAATGGAAAAATTAAAAGCGCAGATTATGGAATTGCAAGCTAAGGCGCACAAATACACCGAACAAGGGCAATTAGTTAAAGCAAGCACAGATAGCGAGCAAATCAACCAAGCCTTACAAGTGAAACAAGCCGAAGTTAGCGCTGATAATAGCGATAATAAGCTTAATAACAAAAACACATGGCGTAAATATCCAAGTAGCATGAATTTAGACTACTAAAGAAAGGGGATAAAACAATGACTAATAAATGGTTTTTAAAGAAAAATCAAAACATTAAACAAAGAAAGATTAAGATTAAGCGCTTGTTAGAAAACTCTAAAAAGCAAGAAAAAATCGCTTTAGTATTGAGAGATTTAAAAGATTTTTTAAACGATAAGGCGCTTATAAGCGCTGAATTAGACTTTATTAGAACGCCTTATTAAAATAATGAGTAGTATTGAAGAAGTCGCTAATCATTACGGCATGAATCTCTCTTTTTATGCGTATAATCAAACCTTAGGCGATTGGGTGAGTGTGTTAGAAAGTGCTATAAAAACACATAATAAAATCGCTTTTGACCCTAGTATTTTTGTGCCTAGTGATAATGGTTTAAGTAGCCCTAATGCTAACGCATTCCCTAGCTTTACCCAAAATTTTAACCCTATAGCTAGTAGTGTAGGCTCGCTATTAAATGGAGTTGTTGGCATTATTAGTAATAGCATTCAAAATAATAAACAATTAGAAATACAAAGAATAGAACAAGAGACGCAAGGCTTATTAAAAAGCGCTTCAAGCTTAAGGGATAAAAGAATAGAAACAGAACAAAAGAGAGCTTTAAGCATTCATTTAAGCATATTTGCCCCCTATAGCCGAATGGCTAATGGCAGATTATACAATGAGCTTGCCCCGGGTAAAAATACTTATGATGCTTTGAATGCGTATCAGCCTATGAACGCTATGCTTGGTAATTTTCAAAATAACCCTTTAAATGAGCTTATTTTTAATACTAATAGCAAGTATTTGAGCGGTAATAGTGAGTTTAATTTAACGCCTTTATACTTAGCCAAATTCAAAAAGCCCCCCAAAGATTATTATGAAACCCTTAAAAGACAAAGAGATTTTAAGGCTATTAGAGATTATGCTGTTGAAAAAGCCTATTATTTACATAATGCTATGAATAGAGGGTTTTTTGCCGATAAAGATAACTATGAAATGCAATGGCTCTATCCTAGTGATTTTATGAAAGGTAAGAAAGACACGCATGCTAACAAGGTGTATATCTATGAGCGTTTTAAAGATACTTTGAATGGGTGGGAAAATAGCGTAATCTCTCAAGCTAGAGCTAAGATTTTAAAAAATTCAGGGGAAAATAATATCAATAGCGAAGTCTTTTTAGAAGAAAATCAATTTTATTCTAAGGGCGAGAGATTGCCCTTATTTAAAGGGCTTAGAGATTTGTGAGAAAATTAGCTATACTTTTAAAAAGTAAGGAAAAAAGATGTATGCTATAGCGTTTGATTTAAAAATTGAAATCTTAAAAAAAGAATACGGCGAGCCGTATAATAAAGCCTATGATGATTTAAGGCAAGAATTAGAGTTATTGGGGTTTGAATGGACGCAAGGGAGCGTTTATGTTAATGTTTCTAAAGAAAATACTTTAACACAAGTCTATAAGGCGATTAATAAATTAAGTCAAATTGAATGGTTTAAAAAGAGCGTTAGAGATATAAGAGCCTTTAAAGTAGAAGATTGGAGCAATTTTACTGAGATTGTAAAAGCTTAGCAAAAACTAATACCCCCTAAAAAGTTTTAACCCTTTAAAAATCGTTTTGTTTTGTTTAAATGCCTTTAATTTAGTTATAAGGGGCGATTGAATGCGACTGTATAATGAGATACAAGAGCTTTTAAGGGTCAATGAAGAAAACAAACAAGCTCAAAACAATGTCTTAAGTCTAGCTAGAAATGAGTTGGTAGAGCTAGTAAAATCTGAAAGCAACAAAGCCAAAGATGAAAATAAAAGCGCTTTATTAGCTACGCTTAATCCTATGCTAAAAGATGAAGTTAAAAAGCTCAAATTAAAAGATGAAGTTAAAAAGCTCGTTAGTAGCTCCCTAGATAGTAAAAGAATAGAAAGCGCAATTTTAAACACTCTCTTAGAAAAGTTTAACACCATAGAAATAGAAAGAGAGCTAAAAAAACAGCTTAGGGATAGAATGCTTAATGAGATAGAAGAACTTTTAAACAAAGAGAGCTTACAAGAAATGATAGCCTTAGAAAGAGATGAGATGAAAGCAGGGCTTAAGCAAGAGAATTTAAGCGCATTAAGGGGCTTTGTAACAAGCTATCTAAACAACCATACTGAAGAGATAATTAAAAGCGTGCTTAAAAATATGGATTTTGGCTTTTTAAAGTCCCAAAGCAAGCTATTTTATCCTATGATTAAAGACAATTTAAAAGCGTTGTTTTTAGAAGAATTAGAAAGCGAGTTTTTGCAAAATTACATTTTAGAAGTTTCTAGTAAGCTTTTTGATAAGGTGAAAAAGCTAGAAGAGCTTAAAAAAATAGAGTTAAAAGCAAGCTTTTATTTGCAAAGCGTGCTAGAAACAAACAAGGTCAAATTACTGCAAGATGCTTTAAATCTAGTAGAAAGGGAGCTTTTAAGAGAAGTTGAGTTAAAAAACGCTTTAGCTTATGAGAAAAAGAAAGCCGAGTTAATTAAAGAAGGTAAGCTAGAGAGCGAGATTTTAAAGAATAAACGCTATAAAGGAGAATGAAATGAGCGTGTTAGCACCTGCCATAAAAGAAAATGCAGAAGAGTTGGCTAAAAAAAGTATTAGCCTTAGCAATAATGATTTAAGCTCTATTAAGGGCAATGATGAGCCTAACAATAATGATTTAAGCGCCTATTTGATTGAGAAAACTCATAATGAAGAAGAGCAAGAACAAATAAAAGAGCGCCCAATAACAGGCATTAAAAAGCTTGATGAAAAGATTAAAAACAACAATTTAAGCGCTATGGATTATTTGGTGGCTAGAAAGTATTTAGGCATTGATTTAAATATGACGCTAAACGGAAATTTAAACATTAAAAGCGATAGCGTAGTGAAAAATCAAACGCAAGCCTTAAAGGAAGCCTTTGAAATTAGTAAAAACTTGGATTTAGCTAATCAAATGGTTAATAGAGTGCAAGAAGGGAGCGGGCTATATCAAGGCTTAAGACGCTTTTTAGATGATAAAACTAATGGTTTTGTAGGATTAAATCACGAACAAACCCAAACTAAAAACTTAGCCACTGATTATATCTATTCCTTTGCAAGGGCTATGAATGGTGGCAGGGCTACTAATGCGAATGTAGAAGATGCCAAAAAAGCGCTTGGCTTAGGAGCAAGGAGCAAAGAACAAAATACAAGTAATATAAGTCAAAGCATGCGCACCGCCATTGACTTGCTAGATAATAAAATAGAGAATTTAAGAAGTGCAGGGGCCAACAATAACGCTTTAATGTATTTACTGATGAAAAGAAATCTTGCCGAACAAAGAGCGGACTATATTGATAAAAATCAAGGTAAAATCAATTTAAAAGATTATAATCAAATAACTAGCCGTTATGAAAGGTTTATGAAAGGCGAGTAAATGCAAGAAAACAGACAATACCCTAAGGAGCTAAAAGAAGAGATAAAAAAATACTATGAAAGCCATAAGGGCATTACGCTTAAAGAATTGCATGAAAAATTTAGAGAAGTGAAATACTTCACCTTAGCAAGTTGGGCTAATAGTGGGGAGTGGGATAATGGGAGTAAGAAAAAGAATAAAGGCTCTAAAGCAGAAGTAAGGGCGTATTATGAAAGCCACGATATTAAGGCTAAAGAATTAGCTAGAATGTATGGCTATAGCGTGAATACCATTAGAAGATGGATACATAATGAGAAATGGCAGGCTAAAAAAGTCTATACTGAAGTGGGCGTGCAAGTTATAAACGATGATTTGACTAACCAAAATATTACTTCGTTTATCGGAGCGAAGAAAGATGAAATTAAAGAAAAAGTCAAAGAGAGTTTAAGCCATATTCAAATAGACCCTATCATAATGGAATGTATTATTGAATCTAGCTCTGAAGAGTTGCTTATGCAAGCGATGACAATAAACTACATTAACAAACAAATCCTTTTAAGCGCTATTGTAGCAAGAGATGAATTAGTGAAAATGATACGCTACAATCAAAACGACATTAAGGGAAACCCCGTAATTATTGCGTGCGCTGAAAAGGTTGCTAAGATGTTTAGTGATGCTAAAATCTCTCTCTTTGGCAAAGAAAACACCATAAATCAAGTAGATAGCTTAGATAATGATGTTGCCAAACTTAGCATGCAAGAATTATTACAAATTGCTAATGATGAATCTAACTCTTAAAAAATTTAACCCTTTTTAAACAATGCTTTTTTAATAGACTTTTAAAACTTTTATTAAAAGGATATTAAAAATGTATGAGATTATCTTAACTAGACTACACACGCTTAAAGAAGTTAAAAAGAATGATAAGCTAGAAAGCGGGATTTTAGGGAGTTTTGAAGTTTTTAAAAAAGATGATAGAGAAACGCCATTGTTTAGCTGTTTTTCTTTAGAAAATAGCGGAGAGCCTACCGATACGCCAAACTTAGACAGACCTATTGTAGCAAGGAGCTATACTCTAAGCTGGACTGATACAAGTTGCACCGTGCCAAAAGACTACCAAAATAAGCATAACAATAGGCATGCGTGCTTGCAACTGCACAATCCTAATGACAAAGCCTTTAGTGAGAGAAAAATTTTAATCCATGTAGGCAATAGCGCCCATGATACTTTAGGCTGTGTGCTATTAGGGAAACAATATGATGAAAATACGGGAATGATTTACAAAAGCGCTGACGCCATTAAAGGCTTTTTTGATTTGGTGCAAGAATTAGGGGTGCAAAATTTTGAACTCATTATTAAAGACATGCAAGATTAAGGGGTTTTTTGTAGTCTTTTTAGCGCTTTTTATGAGTGGGTGCGCTAAGAGAGTGGTATATCAAAAGGTTTTAGTGCCTACTAAATGTAATATTAGCTTGCCTTTAAGACCTTCTAAAGAATTGGATACTTTAGAATATCTTAAGGCTTTGTTAGTCTATACGGAAGTTTTAGAGAATGATTTAAAATTTTGTAATTCTAATGAGTAGATTATTGACATACTAGCTAAAGCCTTTATTGCGTTAGTTGGTAAGGTTTGGTTTTAGTTTGGTTTTAGTTTGGTTTTAGTTTGGTTTTAGTTTGGTTTTAGTTTGGTTTTAGTTTGGTTTTAGTTTGGTGGTGGGGGGGCTTTGGCTCTTTGTCTTTTGGGGGTTATAGCTTTTTTTAAATTGGCTTTTGTTCCCTTTTGTTAGCCTTAGTTATAAAAAGCGTTTTTGCTGTGGTTTTAGAGTGTGTTTATTAGAGTGTGTTTATTAGAGTGTGTTTATTAGAGTGTGTTTATTAGAGTGTGTTTATTAGGGACGCCCCCCTTTTATTCAAAAGGGATAAAATTTTTTAAATCATTTTGTTTTTGTTTGTCTTTGCGTTAATCGCTGTTTTTTATTGTGGGTTATAGCATTCAAAAAGAAAAAGGTTAGCTGATTTTGGTTACTATTGGATTTGTTTCATAAGGGGCGCATCTTATGCTTAAAATTTGAGAGAATGAAAAAGCGTTTTGTGCGAGCGTTTTTGATGTTTTAGAGCCTTTGTTAAATGGCGCTACAAGCACACCTTAAGGGCTGTTTTGAATGGTTGGTTTTGTTGCTAAATTGTTAAAAATTTGTTATTATTTTGTTGTTCTTTGAAAATCATTTTGTTAAAAGAGACAAAACACTAAGAGATGAGACGCTTTAAGGGCTTAAAAATGCTTATTGTCTTTTTAAGGCTTAAGGTGCGTTTGTTTTCGTGTTTTGGGGATTTAAAAGCGGAAATTAAGAAAAAGTAAAAGCGCTTTTTGTAGAAGTTTCTTGTTTGGTGGGGGTTTGTTTATAACCATTTGGGGCAAGATGAGGCGTGTTATGCGTAATAATCCCTTGATATTAGTTTCTATCATAACCTCCCAATCATCTAAATCGCATTCAAATGCCTTTTCTAATCCTAAAGCTAATCCAGCGTTATTGATTAAACAATCAATTTGTTTAGTGGTAGAAAAAACTTTGTTGATGGCTTGTTCTGTAGCGTTTTTATTTTGAATATCAAAGCACAATGGAATAAAACTATCATGGTAGTTGTTTTGCAATTCTTTTAAAACTTCTATACGCCGACCTGTTCCAAACACCATAAAACCCTCTTTTAAAAAAGCTTTAGTGATTTCTAACCCAAATCCAGAAGTTGCACCGGTAACTAGAATGTATTTTTTCATTTTTTGCTCCTTACTCTTAAAATAAATCAAAATAATTTTCATCATAACAAAATAAGATTATATGGTTTTTAAAACTTTAGCTAAGTTAAAACTTTTAAGTTACAATTCTCAAAAAAGAGGGGGAGGCATGATTAAAAATAAAGTGATTAAAAATGATAGAAAGATTAGTTGA